GATTTCTTACGAAGTATTGTTGACAAAATTATGTCAGAGAAGGGTGTTGTGGACAAGGCAGGAACTGCTGTTGACACAGATACTCTTAAAAACGATATTCTCAATCGTGTAACTAAGTTAATTGACGTTAAGAAGATTCAAGAAGAGATTAAAAAGTCTCTAACAGATTCCATCGAACAACTCAAAACAGAACAATCAAAATCACTGCAAAATCAGGAGAGTCGTCTAGAGGCAATCAACACAAAAGTTTCTGCATTAGACGCTCAAACAATCAAGACTGATATTCTAAGTTCACTTGATGAAAAAATTATCGCTGCTAAGACAGATATTATCAATTCTGTAGACGTCGCTCAACTCAGATTGGATTTAACTAATCTTATCACAGAGACGTCTAAATCTGATATCGCCGCGGCTAAAGAATACACTCAGTCATATTTGAACACTTATTTTGAAGGTAGCGATTTCACAACAAAAATCACACAAGCTATCTCAGGAAATCTCTCAACATTGACTAGTGATATTTCATCAGCTAGAGCTGTAGCGGATGGGGCTAAAGAAGGAGTTGATGATTTAAAGGCTAAAGTTGCTAAGAACACTTCTGATATTACTGCATTGGAAGAGTTTAAAACAGGAGTATCTGGAGCTATCGCTTCATATATTACCGAGCATCTTACTAGCCAAAAGATCATCGAAACACTCAAGACAAACTCCGATTATATCAATGATATTTTCACGGACATGACAACTCTTCTTGATGGTAAATACATTAAGAAAGAAGCAGTTACTAAAGTTGATACTATGGATGGAACTAAAGTAACTGTTGGGGAAGTGAGTTTCACAATCCCAGTAACGGACAGTTTTGCTAAAGAGACCGACTTAGGTACCTTGAGAGCTAAGGTTGGTTCGGTTGAAAGTTCTATTGGTACTGCTATCGATACCAAGTTAGCTAATGGCGGTGACCATTATATAAAGAACTCAGAATTGCACACTGCTCTTGAAGGGTTATCATCTAATTCTGGCAATACTTCAAGAACACAAGAAAATAATACCGATACTGTATATGGCGATAACTACCCATATGACGATAATAACGTAGAGACACTGCAGGCTTTACCTGTTGGTGCGGTATATGTCGACCGACGTAAAAAGAACGGTGCTATTAAATGGATTAAAATAAAACCTTACGATAAGGGAGTTCCTCGAAATACTGCAAGGGACTGTTGGAAGGTATTGTATGGTGATACTGGCGAGGTCTTGGCTCAAATCACACAAACCGCATTTAATGGCGCTAAGTTATGGTACCGACGAATTAACTCTAATGTTGAATTAATTTGGGGAGGTTTGTCATGGGGTTGGTTCGGTATTAAGCGTAGAGGCGCTGCTGGATATGTGGCTCACGCATCAGATAGAAACAAATTCTGTGTCATTGTCCCACAGGGATCATTACCGCTAGGATTCTCTCCTACGTCATCTAAAATTGGAAATATCACAAACGATAAGGGTGTTCCTTATGGTACATTCTATATCGGAGGAAACACTGACTCCCGACAAATTCGTCTACAATTCTTAGAAGACGTACCAGACAATCGTGATATTACTGATATCCGTTTCTCAAATATGAATTATGTTACAGACGAACCATGGCCAGATAGACTTTAATAGGAAGGTTAAACTATGTTAAAAATTGAACGCTTCGAAACCGAAGAAGGCACTAAAGTTGCCGTTGTGGATAACAATCCATATTTCCGTTATGAATATCCTTATGTTCTTACGGAAGAAATGAAAACTCAATCTGACGCGGAGCTTGGAGAAGTTTTAATTGGATTGATTAAAACCCAAGACAATCATACATTGATGTCAACTATTTTGGATGTAACTTTACGTTCTCCATTTATTTATGATTCTCAATTTGCTACTTTGGTAAATTACTTGAAAGAGCCTGAATTAGGCGAATCATATTTCCCTGGTCAACAACTCAAACTTCAAATTCCAAATTACGAAGCTGAAGGTTGGGAAGGTGACTTTGCCGTCGTCACAATCAACAAATTGTTGACAATTAAAGCGGACGAGAAAGATGTGTTTAAGCTATTTGAAGATTATCACAAAAATGGAATTGTCGAAATTTTAAAGTGGCAAGACGTCGTTCATCTGAATCCTAACGACTTTAAAAATAAATAGGAGGTAACTATGTTAATTATTCACGAAAATGAACTAATTCATACTGACGATTTTAGTGATGTTATTCAACACTTCGGAATCAAAGGTATGAAGTGGGGACAGCGACGTGTTATTTCGGATAGGTCGGCACGTAGAGCTAAAAAGAAACTAGCTAAAATTGAGCGAAGAACCAAAAATTCATTTGGAAATTTGTTTAAAGATGCCGGGGTTTCTATGCTTCTTGGAGTAAATCCCGGTAGCGTTCGTTACGATAATAATAAGAAAAAAGAAAAATACAAGACAAAAATCATGTCTAACAAGCAAAATATCTCGTATAAGGATGCTAAGAAACAAATGCGAGATAAGACATGGGCTAAATCTGATTCCGCTAAAGCAGATTATAAATCTACTAAGAAAGAATTTGGTAGGTCCGATTTAAGAACTAAAGCTGCTAAGTCGGATTATAAATCAGAAAAAGCTGCTGCAAGAGCAAAAGATATTAGACGATTATACGGTGATTGGGCAACTAGTGGAAGT